ATTTATATGCTTTAGCCATAGCTTTAAGTAAATTTGCTCTTGATGATCTTTTTGCACCTTTAAGACCTGATAGATACTTCTTAGGTATCTTTGTCTTTTTATCTTTTGCTACTTTCCTTTTTTTCATTACTTCTTCTTTTTCTTTTTGTTCATCATTTTAGATTTCTTTTTAGCTGGTCTTCCTCTACGGCTACCATAAGTTCCTTTTCCCATTGGCATAATATTCTCCTATTAGTTAGTTATTTTTCCACCTGACCATTTAGCATCAGGTAATCCATTTGTATATTTCTTGCCATCAAATGTCAAAACCTGTTTTCTATTTGAACCATCTTTGTATGAAACATGAATCCAACCACTATTTTGTTCTCCTGTATAATACTCTAAAATTAGTTGGTCAAAATCTACATTGTTTTGAATCCATAATGCGACTTCTAAATTAGACACTCCTATAATTTCCATATCACAGGCATTTCCTGTACAATGTTGTGAAGTTGCTTTTGAACCTATAGCCTCTGATAATTCTGGGCTACGATAACCAGATGTGATGATAATAGGCTTTTCAAACTTTGCTCTAACAGGCTCTAATACTTCATAACATAAATCGCCAAGATTTTTAATTTCTCCAGCACCAGCTTTATTAATTATACCTTTTCTTGTAGCTGTTTGTGACTTTTCAAATTCTTCTAAAGTAAAATGCTTTGAAAGTTGCATAGGAATTACCTTGCAGTTGCTGGGGTATTATTTGTTCCGACTAAAGGTTCTGAAGCAAATGCCATGTAAATGTAATTGTTTCCTGAAGCATTAAAATCTGCATTAGTAAATCTCCATTTAAAACCATTAGATAAAAAATCAGCAAAAACTGTATTAGATGTATCTTCAGCACCACTTGTATTTGGTGCAAGAATATCAGATTTACTATTATAACCTGCTCTCCTGTTATCAAACATACACCAATTTGATGCGTAACCTGTATCTTTAAACATTATAAAAGCTGGTTTAAATCCAGTATAAATAAATGTTCCATCTGCACTTCCATTTCCTGTGTAGCTACCAAACTTACTGAATCCTTTTTTCTCTGCGAAGCAGTAGGAAATATATGCTTTTCCACTTCCATTTGTAGAACCACTTGTACCAACAGAAAATACAGAAGATGTAGGTGCTGTAGAATTAAAAACGTCAGCTTGAACACCCTCTGCACCAGTAGATTCCAAATTAATTCTATATGACCAATCAGTTAAACCATTATGACCAACTCTCCAATTATTAACATCATCTCTACTTCTAATAATAACCATAGCTGGTGCAGAAGATAATCCATGACCAACTGTAGCATTAGCACCTGTTCCTGTATAAGACACAATACTAAATCCACTTGTAGTATTAGCACTAACAGTAGAGGTTATGCTTCCATCTGTGTTTGAAGCTGTTGTGTTTGAGGCTAACCAGTTCCAACTTACGAATGTTCCAGTATTGATATTGGTATCATCAAATGCACCTGTGCTAAATCCATCACTATCAAATGATGTTATTGAAGTTGCTTGATTTTCTTCTGCATTACCTAAATTAGGATATAATGCTTTTGTTGTACCTCTTACTGCATCTTCAATTACATGATTTCTAACTGCATTTCTTTGTTTTACCCAAATCATATCTGGTTGAAATCCAACACCTGTTATACTTTGTGTACTACCATTACCTGTATAAAGAACAGTATTAAAATAATCTGAAGACTTATTTATTTGTGCCATTAGCTGTACTCCTGTGCATTAATTGATTTAGTACAAAGTGCTTTATATCCTGTTGGGGGACTAAATTCAAAGATTCCAATTCCATCATCTGGGTTTTGTGCAGATGATACAGCAGTTGTTCCAAAATATCCATTACCGAAGTTTGCTTGATTAATTCCTGATGTAGAAGGAGCAGCATTTCCAGAAGCAAAAAAATAAAATCCACTTCTATTACTTTCTGGGTCAGTTATAGATATTCCACCTGTTCCAGCACTAGGATCAGATGAACCTTGCCATGTTCCATTTTTACTAAAATATAATTTATTATTATCTAAATCCATAGCAATACCAATTATATCTCCAGCAGACTGTGAAGAATATGTAGCAGCAACAGAACCATTATTATAAACTTGTCCATTATTATAATAACCCCAACCATAAGTTGTACCAGTTAATTCATCTGTTGCAGATGTAGATGGTCTATCAACTATTCCTATGGTATTATTATTGTTATTAACATTTTTAATTTCGCAATAATATTTACCAGATGAAGCACCTAATGTTGATGTATTATAACTATAGTTTGCAACACTTGTTGTTTGAGTGGTATTACCATTAGAAAATGTATCAGCTGGAAAAGTATTACCTAATGGATTATAGGTAGCAAAAACATTACTAGGGGTATCTATTGTTTGTGTCATTGTTCCATTAACAGTAAAGTTATTTCCATTACCAGAACTATCTGTTCCAAAAGCACCACTATTTTCAAATTTTAAAAAGAATCCATTTGTACCATAAGTAACTGATGGTGCAGTTTTAGGTTTCCATATTCCTGTTGTTGCATCTGTTTCACCGAAAGTTGATGCGTCATAAGCTGTGCCATCAGCCATATGAACATGAGCCATTGAGCCATCAAAATATCCAGCTGGTGCACCACTTTGTCCAATATTATGAACATAAGTTGTATTCCATTTTTGGTCAGCATTTAATGAATAATTTGTAGTTGTTGAAAACGAAGTTTCTTGTACTCCATTTACATATAGCTTTGTTCTATCATTTGCTGTTGCTTGTGTTGTATCAATATTAACTACTATATGATACCAAGCATTAGTATCTCTAAATACTCTGTTAGTAACTCTTTTCATTACAACAGAACTACTTTGATAATCTACAATATCTAATGTGTCTCCACTTAAAAATCTAACTGTTGTATTATCAGTACCACTACTCCAGTTAGCAACTAACTCTTGGGTGCTACCTAAAGTTCCTCTTTTTACCCAAAAAGAAGTTGTCCATTTTGTAGTGCTTCCTGCACCACTTGGTGTCCAAGATAAATATGTACTAGCCATGATTAGTTAAACTGTCCTCCATTATTAATTCCAACAGATACTGTAATACTAAAGTTTCTGTCAGCAGTTTGTGATTCTCCATCTGTTGCTCTTAAAGTAAAGTTATAAGTTGTGTCAGATGTTGGACTAGGTGCTGTTCCTGTGATTGCACCTGTTGAACTGTTTAAAGATAAATTCATTGTACTTGCTGGTGTGTCAGCATTAGAAGTTAAAACTGAAGTTGTTTCTGAGTAAGCTACTGTAGAATCTGATGTTGCTGAAACTGATAATGAAACTGTTGAACCAGCAGATACACTTCCAATACTTCCTGATGCTGTACTCCAAGTAGGTGCAGAACTTGCAGATAAAATAGCAGTTGATGATCTTACTGCATAACCATCATTGTTTTCAACTCTTACATAATAATCTGCGTTAGGTATATTAAATGTTGCTGAAAGAGTTGTAGAGTTTGTCCAAGTTACTGCTACTGCTCTATAGATTTGACCTGTGCTATCATTAATAGCCTCTACGATTGGAACTGATATAAAGTTTGTTCCATTAATTGTAACTGCTGAGTTTGTATCAGGCTCAATGAATAAAGATGTTGATGTAATAGTTGGAAGTGTTACTTGTGTTCCTGTAAGTGTAACTGAATCTGTTGCTTGATCGAATGTACCTATAGTAATCCAAGCATCATTATCTGCGTTTCTGATTTTAAGTGCATTTGAATTTGTATCATACCACCATTGATAAGCATAAGTAGTAGATGGTTCTGTTGCACCAGAATTATTAGATGCAATAGCAGATAAACTGTTATTGTGGTCAGTTCTATAACTAGGAAAAGTTTGGTTATTTATAATATAGTCGTGCTGTGCCATGTATTAGAATCCTTTTGCAATATAGTCAAATTGACGAGAAATTATAGTATCAGAACTATTTTTAAAAGTCACGTCAAAACCTGAAACTGTTTTGTTTTCTATTATGAAATAATCGCCTGTTGCCATATTTTCTGCTGTAATTCCTAAGGCATAATTAACAGATTTAAACGGATTTGTAAATGTAGCAGTATAAGTAGATGCACCTGTTGTTATATCATTTGCACTAAATATTCTATCAGGCATATCAATAGTAACTGATAATTGAGATACAACTGGTGTAACTATATCATTTTTAGATTTCATAATTAATCTAAATTTAAAATATCTAGCTGAATAATCTCCTATTACAAAGTTTTTAAATTCTGTGAATGTAATATTGTCATCTGATAAAGCTATTTGTAAGAATGAACTTTCAAATGCTGGTGCGTCTCCATCAAAACTTCCAGTAGCATCATCAAAATTACCCGATCTTGCGTCAAATAAATCTGTAGTATCTTCAGAAAATTGTGTGATTGAAGCTGTAACTCTAGCAGTATGACTAGCACCTATATCAATAACACTTGCAAAATCATAAGTTCCATCTTGTGTTAAATCTGTAAGTCTAATTGCACTATCAGATAATGTTATATTTGTTTTTGTTCCAGCAAATGTTGGGGATTCTGTTTGTGTAGTAATTGCATTAAAGTTTCCAATAGAAGTAACATTAGTTGATACGATTGCTGGATTTATACTAAAGTTATTTAATTTATCCACGGCTTTAATAAGATAGGAACCGACACGAGCAGGAACCGAAATTGAAGTTGCTGGACGAGATACTTTTTCAACTAATGATACTGAGTTATTCCATTCTGCACCACTTGTTAATGTACTAAATCGTATTTGATAATGTGATAAATCCAAATCAGGAACTTCTGTCCATGAGAGGTGTGCTTCTGAATCTATAATATTACAAGCAAAATCTTCACAATCACTAGGTGGTTCTGTACTTCCTATAATGGTTCTTTGTGCAGAAAAATAACTAGACGACACCCCTAAAGTATTTACTGCCTTAACTCTTACATCATAGGTTTCTTGTTCGATAACATTTAAAACTCTATGATTTAATAAATCTCCTTGTGCATAGATAATATAATTAGTATCTGAACTTTTTTTGTATTCTACTTGGTAATAATCAACAAAACTATCAGTAGATGCAGTTATAGTAATATCTAATGCAACAAGTGGAGTTTGGTTATATTGAATTAATGTATCATCTAAAGTAACACTTGCTGGTGGTTGAATAGTAAATGGATTAGGAAGATTAGTACTAGGTGCTGTAGTTTGTTGTGATTTTTCCGCCCAAGTAAAATGACTATTTTGGTGTTCCACTAAATCTAAACCTAATGTGTAATCAGGATTAAATTTCATAGATAAAATTCTAAAAGGCTTTGCAGAATAACCTAAGGAACTATGAGTAACATTAACAATATCTCCTATTGCTAAATCATAAGCACTAAAAGAAACATTAATTGAAAGTCTAGTAGATTCTCTAGTTCTTCTTAAAATTACCTCAGCCATTTCTTCAGCTTGATAAGGATTTGTTATTACTTTACCAAAATCAAATCTACCTTCTAATAAAAATCCACCATCACTTGCTTTCATTGTTGCGTGTTGATCTGCACTATCTAAACCAGAATCATCTATTGGTGGAAATTGCACTTCATCAGTTTGCCAATTTCTATCTGGATTAACAAAAGAACAAATAACTCTATTATATTTTTCATTCTTACTAGGACTAGACAAAGTATATCCACCTAT